GCGCATCCGAAAATACCTACATCATGCCTGACATAAGGTGTTTGAAGCTTTTGGATTTCTTGATCACAATATGAACTGTTAAAATATGTTGAAAAAAAAGACACAATCGAATTCGGTTGTGCCTTAGCAATTTGTTCGCATATTTCACGAAAATTATCACAAAGTTTCAAATCATCGTTGAGAACCACACGATGTGTCTCTTCTTCCGCATATGGATCCAGCCATGCCTTTTTTAAAACTGGGAATGCGTATCCACCACCTGGCCTTTCGTCATAAATGATATCATCTGCCGGAAGCCGCAGCTGCCGATTCATCGCATCTATCATATGATCGCGTTTATGAACGCCAACGACTTTAATGCTGATCATCAACTAAAGTCCTCATATGTCCACTCCGGCGTACCGCAGACAGATCTTCCATAATAATAAATGCGAACACCTGGGTTTAAATATGTACTATATAAACCGACACTGTATGTAGTACCGTCATAAAGTATTGGTATCATGCCGGATAGCACTTTTTGCCATACTTCCAAATAGCTTGGTTTTAAAGAACAGCTAGTGATATCGATGATGAATGTGCTTCCGGAACCAGTCACTTGCGCTAGAAGTGTCGATACAGCTACTTGCTTTGCTGATCCTCCAACGTTCGCAATCACTTTGTCACTTTGTGATATCGTTTGACTCACATCAAGGTCTGTTATTTTTTTATCAGCCATAATTCTCCTTTCTAGCCCATCAGATAATTTCCTGACTCGTCCGTCAATTGATTTCCAGATTCATCAGTTAAATACTTCTCTGCGGAAGGCTTATCAATAAACCAGGCCGCAAAGCAGTTGAGCCAGCCGTTTACCGGTATGTCTATCATACTTGTGGTTCCATACCGGCTTACTTCAATTGTTCCTTTCGCCTCAATACGCAGCATAAAGCGATTCATACCGCTTCCTTGACAAATAGTATTTACATAATCTGACGGCGCGAACCCTTCTGGAAGGTATCCAATGATGACTTCACCATCAGAGCCAGATGGTGTATTTTGCAAACAACGAACGCATCCTCTTAATTTCACATCAGATCCTTCCCGGCGCACTTGAAGGCCAGCATGAGCATCTGAATATCTTTCGAACCCAGAGCCATATGTGCAATCTACCCAACCAGTATCTTCAATGTCCGAAGCATACGCGAGTTTCTGATCGGCATTCGGGCCAGCATACACATCACCATACACATAGATTGGCCAGGCTGATTCAACAGCACTTTCACGTTCCGGAATTCGGCCGAAACCAATTCGATTTTTTCCCATTACCAAATCTGGGATGCCTTTACCAATCGTGCACTCATAAATTGAAGTGGTCAATGCATCGGACAGTCGGATTCGGATATTAAATGAATATTCAGCATCCATATCGCCGACAATCTGATCCCTGTTGATTGTGCCGCCATAAAAAGTAGTAATTGTCGAATAGCTGCCAAATGAAACTTCTGAGGTTTTCTTCTTAGCATACTCCACCTTACAGCTATTATTTTTAGCTGATCCATTCACTGTAATTGGTACAAATGAGCCAACCATATTGATCAATACTGCATCTTCTACCCGGTTTTGACGATGAGGAACAAGCTGGCTAAGTCTCGGCTGATCATATTCATAAAACTTGGAAAATGGTATCGTCAATGATCCTTCCAGACCACGGCTATCGATTGCCTTGACAGTTACACCGGTATTGGATGTGATAGCAGCAGTATCAGTGATTGTAGTTGATGTAGACTCAATTGTCCGATCGCCGATGACCAACTGATATTTGACGATACTGGCACCTTTCCGGCCGGTCGCTGAGATCGATGACGCCCGGATGATGGAAGCGTTCTGGATTACATGTTTGTTGCTGCCAGTAATCGATGTACACGCAGACACGGTATCCGCATACACGAAGCTATTGACCAGCGGCTTGGCCTCATCTACATTGATGCGGACCGTTCCCTTCCCGGTGCTGGATCCGATGCTGGAGCTGCCACTGTATGTGGTCAGAGTGATACTCATCTCCAAATCATCTTTAGTGACAAATTCATCGTACATTGCGTCAATCTCTGTCTCCGTCGGCGTGATCGTTACATCTCCACGCTTTAGACCGGTTCGCGTGAAGGTATAGCTGCCGACTTTGAAAGATGCCGTATGGGTGAAGTTATCATCATATCCGGTAATCTGCAGAACAAACGGATTTCCCAAAGTAAAAGCCGGCGAATTGCCGACTTTGGAGATTCCTAAGGTTTTAGCCGATTTACTTGACGATGTATAGCATACCGCTCCTGTACGGTCAATAACTTCTACCACAAAAGTATACGATGTATTGGCTGTCAGTCCACTAATCGTCGTGCTGCCATTGCCCGTATTGCTGTTCAGATTCCATGTTTTCTTGGAGATGGTATCCTTCAACCTCACGCGCCAGTACGCCCTCTTGTTGGTAAGAGTATGCGTAATCTTGACCGACTTCTCTGTAATATCACTGACAGTCAGTCCATAATTTGTTGGAGCTTCGACAGACGGCGATGTGAATGAAATATCATCGGAGGCATCCCACAAACCATCACATCCAGCCTTTACAGTCTTTGTGATTTTTCGAGCATTACCAAGGCTATACTCTTTTTTATCCGCGCCGTATGCACCTGATATTTCTCCCTCATCCAAATAAAAATTAACGCTGCTTTTGCTTTGCTGACCATCGAATGAGAAAGTGTAGTTGTTGTAGTTACATGAAGCGTACCCTTCGGTACATTTGAATTTGAAGTTGTAGGATGTTGATACCTTGATATTTGGATAATTTCCAGAAAGTGAACACGAGGTGGTAACAATCAAATCAACATATTTGCTACTTGTATTAATCGTACTTGTTGCCAATTTTCCACCCCCTAATCCATTACTGATATGAATACAAAACCATCATCTGAGTTTGTGATCATCAGTTTACCAATTTCTGCAGAGGTAGTCCGCAGTTTTGTTAGCTCCGTGGTGTCGCGATTGACGCGCAAAACCTTTTCGCCGCTGTTCTTGTCGATTACGGAAAACTCTGTTGAATCAATCTTGGTAATAGTGTCCGTATCGCTCTGCTCGATCTCAATACCCGTCTTATCGATCTTGACACCTGCTGTATAGATCTCATCTGTGTGTGGCGTCCACTGCTTACGGATGGATCCCTCGTTGAGGATGAGATCAGAAAACATTAGATAGGATGCCGATGATGAGACTACCACTGTGATCTCCGTACCGGCTGCCTGGATGACGAGAGATGCCTCATGCCATTCATCATCCACATACGATGCAGTCGTCTCAAATACGACCGTTTCCGCCCCGCCTTGGATAACTTTTAATGAGCTGGCAGAAGTATATGTCTTGTACAAGCATGATATCGTATATACCGCACCCTGGCGCACTTTAACCGTTTGAGACATAGACGCTGCATCCAAACGGAAAGCTCTGCCGGAAGTCGTGTGATCATTTACGTCATTGTCGTCGGCCGTCTCGATGCTGCCATCTGCTTCCCACATGCTCGTTCCATTCCAACCTACCGAGTTAAGCAATAAGTTGTAGCCACTCATCTGCTCCAACGTAACGTTGAGCTGGTCTTTCAGCAGCTGCAGTTCAGCGGTCAGCTCTGATTGTCTGACAAGCTCTTTACCAGAATCGCTCTGCAGTACCTGCTCACCAACGTGCGCGATCCACTCATCGCTGGTTAGATTGGTATAAGCGTCCTTGAGTTTCTGGAGATCATTGTATCCATTAGCCGGCACCCAGTCATAAAGCGGATTCCCTTCATTATCCAAACCAACTTCAACATAGATCTTCAGGATGGGATTATCATTATCAGCAATGTCCATCCATTGTTGGCCAATCGATGGATTGGCTGGCGGATCCGGAGATACGATAATTTCCTGATTGACAGGCTCCCAAATTGTCCCAGTGTAATGCTTCAGCACTGGCGGATTCACAGAAGTATCTAGCCACAGCCGGCTGGTATCTTCCGGCGGTGTGTCAGCAGATATTGCAGCATCTAATCCATCGCTTAACGCTGTGATAGTAATCTGCGCCTGTGCTCTCATTTTAAATCACCACCACACAAACAAAAGTACCTTTTACATCTACATCTGCGTTACCAACACTAAGTGTCTTACCTGTTTTATTAAAAGATGTCACTTTTTGTCCATCTTTATCATACTTTGACCAGGTATAAGTACCGGCACCTTCCGTGTCAATTTCTTCCCCTGCCTGGTAGACGCGGGCAGTCAATACAGTGCTGCCTTCTCCATTTTTAAATACATCTCCACCGGTCGACTCAATGATGACCTGGATCGGATCGCTGAGATCCACAAAGCTAGCTGTATCCTCAAAAGCTTTATTGTAAGTTGGAGAAGCACTATCAGTATCCTTTGCCACACACTTGAATACCGCTGATGAATCCACCTGCCCGGCATAGATTGTCAGCGTTGACGTGGTGACGCCACTGAACTGACCGCTGGCATTAGCCAGCTTACGCCAGCCGATGCCTCCGCCCTGGTCCGTATCGACGATACTGTCCATTTGGTACCATTGATACGTCACGTTGGTCGTATCCACGCTGGATCCGCGCCACAGCTGCGCTGAAGCCTTCAGAGTGTCTACTTCTGAATTTTTAAAAATATTTCCATCGGGGGTACTCACGATCAGATCCGTGATACCTGATCCATTAACTACACGGCTGAAGCTGATTGATGTCTTGTACATCGTGGTCAGACCTGTAATAGGATCCTTGTACTGGATTTCTACCCGGAAGTCCTTGCCCGGCAGCCCAGCCATGACATTTGCTTTGACCGTCAGAATGTGGGACTTAGCACCACTTAAACCATAATTACCAGCATTGGTAATAGCAGTTGTGCTGTTTCCTTCGTACCATTTTACGGACAGGACTTCAGTGGATGTGATCTTATCTGTGGAAGTACCGGCCACATAGATTGATGGAGTCAATACCAGATTGGTAGTGCTCCAGTCTGGTGTGTATGAATCATTATCCGGATTATACATCTGAGACTTAGTAAGATTACTGTTAATGAATCCGGTTAAGGTCACTGCATCGTTGAGATCAACGATTGTAATTTGTCCTTGCGCTTTGCTCACTATATCACTCCTTTATAGCAGACTCATACGAGTCGTGGTGTCTATCAAATCACAATAAAATGTTGCGCGAACGTATACATCATCCGCAGTCACGTGGATGGTCTTGGTACCTCCAGCATGAGCTGAATTCCATGCCTGATCAGCCTCTTCATCGGCTGACACGCGGGTCCAAATGAACTGGTTATCATCCAGCTGATCGGTCACATCATCGTCCCAGCTGTACACGATAGCGCGCAGGTTGGTATCGATGCTGCCATTTTTGAATACGCTGCCATTGTCCGACACGATGACGAGGCGATACATCTTGGTATTTTCGATGTCTTCGACTTTCTGCGTGATCTCCTCCAGCGGCTTGATGATCAGCCGATCACGGTCAAAGTACAGCACCGGATCAGATATAACGCCATCATCATTCCGTGTGCCAAATTTGATGACCCCGTTATCGAGGTCAAAATCAAAAGTTTCACCGGAAATCGTACCACCGATGATATTAACTGCATCAATCGTAATGGCGCGCAGAATTCCTGATGTTATTTCATCCGCAGTGAATCCGTTACCGTCTCCAAACGTTCGCCAATCCCAGTCGGTATTTTCGGGATTGCGTTCATTGGCAATCTGAATGCCCAGCGAGCCGATACACGTAGCTCCATACGTTGGACTGTCAGGATCAATATCTTCAAAGATGATTGCTCTTACATCTTGCTTTTGGGCTATATCTTTTTGATACCGGAAGATCACTTTCGTGCCATTCAGTGTACCGATAATCTGATCAGCGAGTATAGACCCAGTGTTCTTGTCGACTACCTGATTAACTGTATGCGTAGCATCAGAAGCGGTGTTGAAAAAATTTGATTGCTTATCTCCAAGATCCATGCTTACGATGCTCTCGGTAATACAATCCCAGATCATATTGATGCATCTTGGCTCTGTCTCGATTCCCAGTCTTTTGCTCTTGGCGTGAACCGTATCTCCGAGGGATATGGTGACAAGATCAGCTATATCTTCATACATGTCCGTCTTTGACAGATCAGCAATGCTCACGTTATATGAGACTGATGGGATATCTACTTTATTTCTTGAATATTCTTCAGCAGCTCTTGCCCGCAGGACCTGATATAGCTCATCCAGAGTGTCGCATACCGTTATGTCTTCTTCATCGCCCTGCGCATCTGCAGCTAGGCGTACATCGTTATATTCAATGACAACAGGAGCAAATTTCCGTGGAAGATACTTTTTAATATTCGATGAATCTACTGTCTCACCATCCGGAAGTAGATATCCGTTATATGCTTTTGGTCTGATTCTGGTAATTACGGATGACATATCGACATATTCAGTAATACCAGTCAGATTATATCCAAATTCGGCTCTTGCACCGTTATCTGCACCTATTCTCTGATTAATGTAGATGTTTTCATTTACATATAGACATTCACCGCCCCAGCGATTTAGAAACGTATTATCGTAATCGCCATTTATGGCAGCGTTTAGATTCATTTCCTGGAAATACACCGTCCCCAGGCCCGGTATATCAGAATGTCCAGTATATCCTGTACCTTCGAGCATGATTTCCAACGCTTCCTGGCCATTTTTATTAACGATCCGCTTATCTAGATAGTAAACATCATTGGCAAGAAAGATTGGGATTGCTGTAGCCACGATGTTATCATTGCTCTTTTCAACGCTCTCAATGATGAATCTCTGCCGTTTTCCGTACGGCGTATTTACTGAAATAACAGCATTTTCTACGATATATAGTGCATTTTCGTCAATCGGATTGATCAGTGTCAACTGCCATACATCGTTGATTCCCAGCGCAAGCTCACAAGATATCGGATGCAGCGTATGATCACCATTATATTCATAATTCGTATTGTTCTTTTCATACAATTGAATCACATCATACGCACCTCCAGTTTGGCTTAATTTTCAATTCGAATCCAGATGTGATTGATATCTCTACTGCCCCCGTAGGAAGAAAAAGTCCCTCATAATCGCCGCTTACAGCGATATTGTTATTCGTCCCATCGTCAGTTCGGTAAGATACCTCTCGATATGTATCGATGGTAAGATTCTGCCCTATGTTTGCGGTCATCTCATTTCCGTTAACAGTAAGGGTACATATACCTTCGCCTTCGATAAGATAATCAGGTTTTGCTAACTCATATATGTTTTCTGTAATCTGATCAGTAGTATATAGACTATTCCCAGACTCTAGATACGTATATGGATCTATGACAAAGTTAACAATAAACCTGCCAATTCTGTTAGAATTGCGCTGATTATCTGATAAATACACTTTTTTTACTTTCCAAAAAACTGATGAATCATCCGATAATTTGATTGTTTTGGCTTTCAAAAATAAACTTTTTGCCTTTCGCCATCGCTCTCCCCAATTCTGTACCTGATCCATATAATTGAATTCGATTGGGATATCAATATCATCATATAACCCTGTATCCTGATAAAGTTTTCCATCTCTTCCGATTATTTCAACTTCATTATATCGCTTCTGTGGAGATGGAAAGTTTGGTCTTTTCACACACAATATGCCTAACGAATTGCAGCTAGTACCATTGATCAATACGTCAAACTCCATTTTCATCTCCCCTTCATCACATTTCGCACGGATTGACCGCGGCTTACATATTTAACTGTATTTTCAGCAATAATACGTCCATCAAGCGTCGTCTGCACGATGATCGTTTCATTATTTTCAAAAATCGCTTTTGTATTTGACAATAATTTGCTTTCGGTAGAAAGATCGTTCATACCACTGTCCAATGCCTCTTCATTTATAGCTGAAAAACGATCGGATACTTCATTTGCAATCTGATCTATTTTTTTAAATAAAGTTTGTTTTCTATTCTCCACACCATTGATGGCTCCAATTGTAAACATGTCACCGGCCGCAAAAGATTCTTTTGATGGAGAGTGTTCATCGAGACCTTTTCGTAAAGCTGTAATCATTCCAGTAGCAATATTCGAAATTGATCGATAGACAGATGTTTGCTTATTTTCAACTCCATTTTTCAATCCCGATACATAGTCTTCACCGGCTTGAGTATACTTCCATGTTTTCCCATCCAATTCTGCATAACCAGCTTCCGCTAAGGCTCTCCATGCCTTATTAGTTTCCGGTTTTCCTTTATTTATCCCTTTTTTAGCAAGTTCGGTCATCGCAAAGGCCGCATTGTAATACTCATACTCATTTTCTGTATATGCTTCCAAACCTTTTTCAGATATTGCTCTCCATGATTTAGAGACCTCTTCTCCGTCTTCCTCAATAATAGATTTTTGCGTCTTCAGTTCATTTTCCAAACGAGACAGCCTTTCTTGAGAAGCCTTTTTTTGCGCTTCGGATGCTTTTGAATTTGAACTTTCTAAAAAACTTAGACGCTGTCTTTCCATCTCAATTTGTTCTTCAACAGAAGCTTGAACAGATTTTCCATTTTCTTTATAAGTAGAAGCCACATACTCACTAATCTTCTTCATATCTTCCGCAGTTCCATTCGCATACAGCTGCATGAGATATTCCTGATCAGCAATTGTCTGAGTATACTCTTCCGCTATTTTTTTCTTGTCATCATACGTTTGCTTTGCATTTAGATAATCTTCATCTCTCCAAGCTAATTGAGCATAATGCTGTCGTTCCGCCTCGTCCCAATTATTTCTATTAAACTCAGCAATATCTTCTTCAATACGTTTTTTTTCGGCTGCGTAGGTTTCTTCAGCAGTTATCATGTCTTGAAGAGCTTGAGATTGATTTTTTACAGCTTCGGCATACGCTTCTTGACCAGCATCTATATAAGCTCTTGCCTTTTGCTTTTCAATCAGTTGATCAATAGTATTCATTTGCTCCTGATATGATTGAATGACTCCATTATTCATTTCAATTTCCGACCCAAGAGCACTGTTTAATTCATCAACAATAAAAGCGGCTCTCTGCTCATAGCTTTTCTTTACTTTACCATTAGAGTCTGTGATGTTCATCAATTCTTCTTTCAACTGCTCAAGATAGGTGTATTCGCTAGTTGCACTTTTGATAGCCTTATCTGTCGTTGTTGTCATTTCTTCCCATGCTTCCACCTGTTCACGTGCAGCATCTGCATTTTCCTTCAACGCGATAGATGATTCATCCATATTGGCAGACATCGCCAACAATGCACCACCTACTCCTAACACTACACCGCCAAGAGTTAATAAAGGATGCGATGAAATCAAACTGCCTAAACCAGATAGAGCAGTGCTTGCAAAGGGTATATTTTTTCCTGATAATTCTGTCAGTTTTGTCCCAAGATCAGAGATGGCAGTTGTTGCACTAGTGATTTTTTTAACTGTAAATGCAGTTGCCCACGCTGTTCCTATACCTCCCAAAGCAGTTTCGACAAGCGGCAAATTATCAATAAGCCAATCTACGCCACCTTCTAACACAGGTAGTGCATCTTTCACGATTGGTTCGACAAAATCGCTTTGAAGTTGTTTTCCAAGTGTCTTGATACGGTTTTCAGCAGTATCATAACGTACTGTATTGATCTGCTGCATCTTCCCGGATACATCACTGAACTCATCTCCTACGCTGGTCAGCGATTCGACAAACTTAGCATTTGCGTCTTCACCCATCGTTCCGAATGCTTTTGCAGCCTTGGTCAATTTTTCCTGCTCATTTGTTGTTTTTTTGATATCTTTTACGATTGCATCAATGACATCCTTCTGTGTCGCTCCGCCTTTCTTCCACGATTTGAAAACCTTTTGAACATCATCATCAAACATTTCCAGACTTTCCTCGATGGTACCATCCGCTAGCCTAGTTGTTACTTCATTGATAGCATCGTTTACTTTATCCAGATTATATGCGCCATTTTCAGATCCATTGGCCAATAGTTGGAAATATTCCTTCGCACTATATCCTGCTTGTGAGAACTTGCCAGCATACTCTGATATATTATCTCCAAGCTCATCTGTATAATTAAGTCCGCTTTGAGCACCGGCTGCAATCAGATCAATTGCTTCCTCTGCAGATAAGCCAAACTGTTCCATCAACTGTTTAGTACCACGCAGCGTCTCATTGAAGTCCATATCGAAGGTATCCTGCAAGGTTAGCAGGCTAGCTGTCACTTTGCTCAGCTTGGTGTCATCCAGCTCTTTCATCTGCTGTTTCACCCTCGCCATAGCGTCAGCTATCTCATTCATATCATCACTGATATTATTCTTATATAGTTCTTCAATTTGCGCATTTAGCTTCGCCATTTCCTCGTTCGATGTGCCGGTCATCGCTTCAAGCTTGGCCGATGCATTATCACTTTCGAATGCAACATCTTTAAGCGTTCCAGCGATATCCTTGATTCCATCAGCAGTAAGATCGGCAATAGCTCCTTTCATGATCGTGAATCCATCTCCGGCATCCTTTGCTGAATCATCGACATCATCAAGTGCTCCGGCCAGTTTTCTAGATTCGTTTTCTGCTTCGGACAGCGAAGTCTTGTTCTGTTTCAGCTCTCCGGACAACTTGGATATCTGTTCAGCGAGCTGTCTGGTCTCTAGTGAATCTTTGCCTTTAGATATATATGCATCCTGGTACGCTTTCTCCAGCTGCTGCAGCTCTCGTTCTTGATCAGCAATCTCTTTCTTTAGTTGTCCCAGGGCGCTCTCCGATTCCCTAGAAGCATTGGACATCTCATCCATCTTTGAAGCATTCTTGTCAATTTGTAAATTAAGTGATGAAATGTATCCATTCGTCTCATTGATGGCTATCCCAAGTTTGCTTAACGTGCTTTCCTGTTTGCTAATCTGGTTTTCAAGTTTGGCAGCTTCCGTAGAGTTTGAGCCATACTCTGCAGCGGTTTGTGCAAGCTCTTCTCTCAATTCACTGAGCACGTTGCTTTGCTTCTCATATTGCGATTCAAGCAACGCAAGTTTTGAACGCTGCGCATCCGTTTCGTCGTTTAGAAGATCATTACGTTTTGACAGGTATTCAAGAGAATCAGCATTATCATCATATTCCTTTGAAAGAGCGTTCATCTGTGATCCAAGTAATTTGATCGTATCATTGATTTCTCGCATCTGACGATTAAATTCTTTTTCACCTGTTACGCCAACTCTCGGACCAATATCATATGCCATGCCTGTTCACCTCCTACCTCAAATTCGGTATGTAATCACCCTCATTTGCTGAATCCGCTTCAGCATACCCTTCAATGCGCTGATACATTTCTACTATGTCACTTAGCTCTCCGATTGGCATATGCATAAATTCCACAGGACTCATCCCAATTTTTCGTGCCCATACCTCAAGGCACAAATAATAGTTATCCGTGCCTTTCTCATTTTTTCCTATTTTATTGGTCACTCTTTTTTTTTGGAGTCAACCATACACTCATAAATTGATCTAGTCAGATTATTTATTTCTGAATATTCCAAATTAGCATAAAGTAAATCTTTTTCAGGAATATCGAGCTCAATATTTTCACCGTCGATCTTGTCGATTTCTTTATTTGTGCAATACCGGATACCTTCAAGAGCTAATATATATAAGATATCTTTAACTACGGTAACGCCGTTCTTGCCAAATTCATCTGGTTTTATCAAGCATTTTCCAAGATATCGAACAGGAACACACTGATCCTCAATTTTCTCTGCTGCATTTAATGAAAAAACGAGGGGATATGCTTTCCCCTCGATGTTCACTTTTGTAACTCTCATCATCGACCACCAACTTATGCAGATACCTTACCGCATTTATATTCAAGATACTCTAATGCTTCTGCTTCGGTAGCAAACCACGCATCGATCATCCACGGATGATTGTAGTTTACATCGACCAGATCGCTTCGCATGACCTTTCCATTGATTGTCGGAGTTTGCCATTCGATACTCTCTCCCCTGGTCGTCGCTGCCTGCTCCGGTACATTAAAATATACCTTTGGGAAGAAGACCGCCCTGTATTTTGTTACGTCGTTGTTTTGATGCTGCTCGATGATACCGCAACCAAGATATGGCGCGTTACGGTCGTCGTCATATACAGACTCTTCTGCTTCTTTATCCGTAGCATATGAATACGTCTTGCTCTTTGTTCCAAGAATCAAGATCGATGCTTCTTGAGTTAGATCATCGGTCCCAAGTGACAAGTCTCCATTTTGGAAGGTTCCTTTGTCATTCTCCGCTTCCATATTATCAGCATAAAGTGGATTATCATCGCTTTGGTTCACCGAAAGGCTGTATTCAACCATTTTAGCTACTGTTTCATTATCAGAATATGTCGGATTATTTCCGCTGCCGCTGTATGTATACTTTCCAACGACTAATTTGCTTAATCCTTTGATAGCCATTATTTCATCTCCTTCTTTATTCCATCATCCATTTGTTCCATCATTTTTCTTTCGACCAGTTTTCTTTTTGCACGTACCGCTCGATCCATGAACGGATTACGCTTTCGAAATGAAGTTCCAGTATTCAAGGACCTTGCAATCAGCTGGATAGGCACTCCTTTCGGATACTTTTTTGTCTTTGTTCTGCCATATCCATCAAACCCAAGCTTTACATTCAGATATCCTTTATCATCACGCATTGGCGATATACCGAACCCATCGATCAAGTCTGCCTTCTGACGTTTTGTTACTCCATCAATTTTTCTATCTGGAGAACCATATGATTCATCGATTGGCAACTTTTTCAGCTCATCTTTGACGCCATCTGCAAGCACTGAAGAACCTTCATAAATTGCTTGTCCAATGATATCACTTGATTTAACGTATACTCGCTGCATAGCTCTGGCATATTCGTTAATGCCCTTAAACTGAATCTTTGCCACTAGCTCACCTCAAATCTCCATTGGTAATGGATATATTCGGTCTCATCCTCATATGCTACAGAAATAAGATGAGAACAGATGTTTTCTTTTTCTGTTGCTTCTTGAATAGAATCGATTAATGGATCATATTCTTGTTTCGAATATAAATCTATAATTCCTGTCAACACTTGATTTTTCAATCCATTATCCGCATACAGTGAATCTCCTTCTCCATCTTCATACCAAACGATATACCGATTGCTTTTTTCCTTTTCTTCATAATGCCATACATCATCGTGTATTGCTGTCAGCGCATCACGTACAATTTTCAATTTATCAGTTAATTTCATAGTGCTCATTAAGATGTGATAAAGTCAATCTCGTGATATAGAGTCCATCATCATCCTTAACATGCTGTACGAATCCGATACGATATTGCTCGCCATCTTCAAGAACGCAGATATCATCAGTGCTGATTTTTTTATCCTGCCAGATCCTGACAACACTATCAATTTGCTGATGCGCCTGCAGGGCACTATAATAACGGGTATAGCTGATACTGTCAAAGCCATAATAATGTTCTCCTTTCAGAACCGGCTTAATCACCGGCTTATTGCCCTTTTCAGAAATATTTACAGTTCGATATATCTTTAAGATGCCATCGTCAAAAGTCATGATGCCTTCTGCGAAAAGAGCAGGTTATTCAGTTCAAATCGAAGGAAGCGTGGCATGCTCGTCTCCTTCGATGAACGTTTGCGAAACAAATACGCTGCATAATGCACCTTGGTCATCAAATACTCTATTGTATCTGTTTCTATGATTCCTTCTCTTTTCATATACGATTTTGCTGCCTCAAGTAGAGAAGAAAGATAATTATCGTTTGCTGATGTGGTCATTTGAAGATCCCTCTTCAGCAAATCCAGTTCATTCACTCTTATGCACCATTTTTCTTGATGTTTACGATATATACAAGTGTTGACATTCCATTTTTGACGGTAACTTCAAGATTCTTTCCACCAATGTCTGTCGTAAGTTTAGAATTATTGTTTACCTTCTTTCCATCGTACTTCATCGTAATTTTAGCATTCTCCTGTGTTGCAACAGCATTGGCCGTCACTGTTTCGTCATCTACTGATACCTCATAGTCATATTTCGTAGAGTTGAATGACAGTGTAGCTCCAGAAACAGTCAAATCAGTAAGAGATGCATCGTTAGCAGTGTCTCCTGGGAATGTTGCGGATTTCTGAGGAGCTGATCCGATGCCGATTGCAATGAATCCTTCTGCGATGACAGGTTTACCGTCGTAACGCGCACTACCCTTGAATACAGTCTGATCCTCGATGAATCTGCATTCAGTGCTCTGTGCAAAAGTACTGCCTTCGCGCTCCGCCAACAGGTACAGATCACCATATCCAGATACGATATTACCATCTGGGATGATTTCATCAGACAGCACCTCGATATTGCCGCCAGCGACCGGCATCGTACCATTCATCACTGATACGATTGCTCCCGCAGCATTGAAATTCATTGCTTCAATCTTGATATTGGTCAGAGTCTGTTCGTTCATTGCCCAAAACTTTGTACCTATTGAATATTTTCCCTTCGCCTTTCCTCCTGCAGCAACGATCTCCTTGAAAAATTCGATACCATGCTTATCGGAGCTGATTGTAATCATATTGCCACTAAGATTTTCCCAATCGCGTGCTACGCTCGGGTAATCAGACGGAGCTGAATCCTGAGCCAATCGAGTTACGATTCCCTGTGGCATCTTCGTTCCCCGTCCATAAATGATAGCTTTGTCCAGTGCAATACCAATTGCCTGGCCAAGTGCACTGATGATCTCTGTAGCCAGATTATAATCGCTGTCTTGCAAGGTCGCATTACAAATAGCAATAAATCCACCTACCTTGTATCCATCCACTTCATCCTGGTTAAATCCAAATGACAACTCATTGAGCTTGCCACACATTTCTGTCCATACGGCTTCCGGGATGGTCCCCATGATATTCTGTCGTGCTTTACCGGATACCGAACGAAGGCGGACATATTTGATGAGCTTTGAATACTTTGTGATGTTCTCACGAACCAAATCAAGTACGCGTTCCGGGATGGAAAGCTCCGCACCTTTTACATCACGCTTCTCGGTTGCGATTTCTCTTGTTCTTTTGAGAAACTCTTTTACATTATCATCCGCAAAGAAAGCATCGCGCTCCTGGATGCTCATTCCGAAGAATTTTGTTCTGATCGTCATACCTCTTTTATTCCCGTCCTTTCTTTTAGCTGGTTCTGCTGGCGCCGGTGTCGGATTCTGGTCATCCTCAATGGCATCCAATTCCTCTTCCAGCTTTGCGATTTCTTTTTCAATATCTTCCTTTGATTTTTCATGGCTCTTTTTTTCTTCTTCGAACTCGTCCACTTCATCTTCGATGATCTTGCGATCTTCATCTGAAGTTTCTTCTGTCATTTCATCGACAGCAGTTTCCAGTTCCTTTTCACGTTTTTCAAATTCCTCGTCCTTTGCTTTCAGATCAGCAAGAATTTTCTTTTTGGCCCTGATCTTATTTCCAAGCAAAATTGCCTTTAACATGTCTGCACTCCTTTCAATTTTTTCTTCATCTTTTCTTTTGCAGCTTCAATCATTCGTTTCTTTTCTGCCCCCATATCCTTCATGCGCGCTGACACCTCTGTGCTCTCATATGCAGGAAATGTCACGACAGACAGTTCGTACAGCTTGACCGCCTTGATCAGGTAGTGTACCTCTCCAGTAACATCATTTACCGATCTCTCTTCATCCAGAATGTCAAAACCGAAAGAACACTGGTCCACATCATGACGCTGCACCCTGTAATACAGGTTCATGGCATCCTGATCATTGCGATTTACCTCTACCTCACCCCATAATCCTTTTGCATCGACGCGTAATTGCAGTGTGCCCGATTTCGTTCGGCCAAGCACAAGGCGTGAGTCATGATCAATTAGGCAGCGGATGTCATCATCAAGTGCTTTATCAAAAGCATGAGGGTCTATGCTTTCTGTCATCTTCGGTGCAAATTCATAAGATGAATCGAATACAGAGAAGTATCCACTGATATACAACTTTCCGTCATCTTCCCTTGTATCAAATGATGATGCATCACTCATCAACATTCTTTTTTCCACCATTATCACCACCTTTCAGCTTTTTTTGATCGCCAAGCCTATCGGCCGGCACATAGTTTTCTAACGCAAGCAACTCGTTCATCTCCGGATCAGGAGAGAAACCAATCCATTCACGCCATTCGTTACGACGCATAGCCATGTGATCACACATGCTTGCACATACATCATTGATAGTTTTGATATCATACGCATAAATGGAACGATTGTTAAATTTAAAATACCTTCTTGGACTGTAGATCAGTGTTTTCGTGAACGCCTGCTCGATTGCATTACAAATTCCTCGTATACGGGTATTGATGAAATTATTCCATTCATCGGATTTGAATTCACCTACACCTAAAATAAAAGACGGAACATCAATGATAGATGCTACCGTCCGTTTGTCCAATTGCACAGCATCATTTATAGCAAGATCCTGCAGCGATAATGGTTTTACTGTTTCAACAGCAAACTGATCAGCTGGTATCAGCCACGGTTCTCCAGCTTCTGTACTTTCCACATATCTCTCAAGTAACTGTTTTCTGCCTTCTGGAGAAGAAAACTCATCAATCATTCCATCTACCTTTACGATAATAGAAGGTTTCCATTTTGATTGCATGAATCCAGCTTTTGTGGCAGTGGCCTGCTCTAGATTTTTTACGATTCCTTTCAATGATGCCCTGTACCCCGTGCCTTTCCAAGGGTAGTTTGGATCCGGATTAATCACTACATGAATCATTTCATCAGGAAAATACTCGCGCCCTGCATAATTTATCCTGTATCCATATCCATCCAATACCGTAGACACCATTGATGGTGGCAACGGATACAATGCATCAAGAAGACCCTTTCTTGTCACAGGTAATACGAATGAATTACCATCACCTTCAAGAAGTAAATTTTTAACGATTGCAGAAATAAATGTCTTTCTCGTCATGTACGGATTTGGTTCAATATCTACCTTCTTCGAAAATTCATCTTGTATCCGCACATCACCATCGTCTGTATTTTGCATCAAATGTACTGTCATGCTCGATACCAGATCAGCAATCTTATTCACAGCTGCCACAACTTCTGCATTCTTTGATAAAGGGGTATATCCATCACAAATGATCATGTCCCAATTATCCAAAGTACAAAAAGCTAAATTTCTTTTATTTGATATATTCGGTTCAGCTCTTACTTTTTTCTTTCCTTTTTTCTTTGCCATTTTATCACCTGCCTTACAAATAAGTATTCGCATTCGCAGCCTTTTCTCCGGCAATCAGCAGCTGCTTTCCTGCAATCACGCTTGCATCGAAAAGGTCGATACGCTGATTTGGCATAACTTTTTCAAATCTGATGAATTCATCGGAGTCTTCTATAGCTTTTACATTAGAAATGCAGTATCTATATGCTTGATTATGCATGAAATAAAAATTCCCCATGATGATTTTAGACTCTATCATGCGGAATGCTTCCGTCTTTTCTACATACCTCTGCGATTGATTTTTAATTTTAAAACCTGCTTTTTTCATTTTCAATGTAAACTCTCTAGCATATCTTTGATCATATCCTGTCCATTGAATTTTGAATCCTCTTTTCTTCATGGAGATAAACCAGTCGACTACATCTTCATATTCGATTACATCAGAATTACATAAAGTTAGCCACCCCTCTTCTTCCCACCAAAATACCGGGATACCATCTTCGTCCGCTTTTAGATTTGCCATTGCTACAGGTATGAATGCATGTGATATCACTATGTCTATGTCCTTGTATCTACCATATAACGCTACTCCCGTAAGGTCCCACATTTTGGATAAGTCCGCACCGCCAAACCACCTAATTGGCAATTTTGATAATTCATCCAATGTCCATGAATATTGAGCATCTGATGCATCCACCATAGCTTCATCAAAATATGTATTGATCTGATTTGTAAAAACGTTCAATGATTTTGCAAAGAAATCTTTACGCTGCTGTGGATCATTCTGTGCCTGCATTGCATCATTAGCAATCTCTTCCGGCCTGATCGTTTGTCCATATCCAGGATTTGCCATCTCATGGATTTTTGGATTAGTATAGTCAACATATTTTTTTCCATCCATTCCGACAGACATATCCGCCTCGCAGATAAATATGAAGTATTGCTCATCCTTCACCTGTCCATCGAGCACACGCTTGCAATACTTAACCCTTTGAGCAAGGAATGAATTTGGATCATCTCCGGCAGTCGATATTCCAATCATCAGCTTGTTCGTATAGGCCTTCATTGCTTCTTTGAACAAGTTGTACTGCTTTGGCTTCTTAAAAGCATGAATTTCATCTGCTATTGCAATGTTGCAGTTAAACGAATCCTGTGCATCTGGATTTGTAGCCAGTGCGTTAAAATCAAATAAACCACCACCTATTTCTCCAGAAATCGAATGTTCGTTGTTATTGTCTATAATACGCAAATCATCTCCAAGGCCCATATTTTTTATGTTGTATTTCATAAATCCAAATGTCTCCATCGTCTGCTTTAAGGCTGCAGCCACGACATAAATTTTTGTTCCCGACATCCGATATAAGATTCCAAGACCATAGGACAGTGCAGCCGCGAAAGTTGTCTTTACATTTTTTCTCGGTATGAATATGAGTGCCTCATGAAATCTGTTGATATTTGTGCCACGAATCTTGAAACCAAGCAGGTTATAGATGATGAATTTGTGAAAGGACATGAGGATGAAAGGCGTTCCTCGAAGAGGGGTACCATCAAACATCTCACCCTGCTGATGGCAGAAAGTATTTTCGATAATGTTGATAACAAATTCAGGATCTGACTTTCTAAAATCATAATTTTCATTTTCAAGATCATCAAGAAATCTCTGACATGCCTTGATACGATATTCATTTGCAATAATCGATCCATCAACACAACCCCTGGCATATTTCATCACTTCTTCAAAATTACTTTTCAAGGTTCATCAACGCCTCTGCAAATTTGCTTGTCTTTGTCTTCTCTAATCCCTTTGATCGAATTGCCTTCAAACCTCTAGGGGTTAATCCAAAATTGTTTTCCATCTCAAGCAAATCTTTACGCATACTCTCGATCGATAAATACAGAGCAGTCTTTCGAATGTTTTTTGCCCCTGATTTATTCGTATACTCTTCAGTGACCTTACAGCCAGACAAAATAAATTCTGAATTCATCAGATCATACTGTACCTGCATCTCAGCGTATCTTTTGATGGCTTGATCAAACTCATTTTTATACGTACCAACATCATTCATTTTTTGGATCGTTTTTTTTATTATTCGATCTCTTTTTTTCTCAAATTCTGTCTTTTTCGCCATTCGGTCACCCCCATTCTTTGAAAAATGATTCAGAGTTGGAAAAAGCTACCCCCACCCAGTAGAAAAAAATAATTCGCGAATTTATGAATAGGGGGGGCTTTGATTTCAGATTTTAAAATATATATATTTTAATGTCCAAAAATTCAACAACGGTTTCAATTCTGCCAGATTTTAATTTCGACATGCTGCAAAAAATATTTGTTGTCTAACAAAGTGATGAAATAGATTCATTCTTCTGTGTTTTTTAATTAAAATCATCATTTTATCCGATCTTATTCTTAAAAAAACTTCTCCAATCTTTCTTTTCATGTTACTTAGTAGCATATTTCTTTTTTCTCCAATCTACTCCAGGAATGGTACGTCTCATTAGCTGCAAGCCAAGTTCCGTCAACTCTCCTGTTTTTCTATTTTCCAGCATATTATGTGAAGCATTGCTAACACTGATCATGTTCCAATAGCACCATTGATATTCTGGGTATTCTTTCACAGGATAAATATGATGAACTGTCTGTGCATCTTCTGTTCTTCCAAACCAACGAGCAACCTGGCATTTATATCCATCCATTCTCAAAACATGTAAGCGCACCTTTTTCCAACGAGAACCTTGATAGTCAATGCTCATTTCCCCAGCCTCTTTCGAAAATCATTATAAATTTCCCAAGGATGACAAATGAACGGATTTCTATAACATCTTTTTCCAGTACAATACGGACGTTTACATGGTGAATATCCATGCAAGGCTCTATTGATTCTTATTTTTTCATTTTTTTCCCATATCTCATTAATGTTCAAATGAACCATCCTTTCTTCCAATAAAAAAGTACCAGACGTTTCATCCGGTACTATCTATCTGATACATATCTATGTTATTAGAATATCGCGTTTTTTTTATAATTCAAGGAACTAAAAGTGTACTCTTTAATATTTGATAAGGTGACACTCCATCTTTCGAATTCCTGTGCGAGTTAATTTTTTAACATATGTATCGCTGTATCCTGTCATCTCACATACTTTTTGAATACTCATCCCTTCGATAAACCTATTTCTCAAAACACACTTTTCCTGCTCCGTTAATACTCTCCAACCTGCATCAAACTCTCTGATGATTGATTCATATTCAATTATTTGTTGCTGCAGCTTTTCTTCAATCATCATTAATCTGATGGATGGATCACTTTGATCGGAACCGCTGTTTCTACTCTTTTGAATGTCTCCAGATGCTCTTGAACTTACTCTTGGATCTCGTTCTTTTACAACATCCAATTGGATTTTTGCATCTTTTAAATTTTCAGCAATATTATTGATGTTTTTAATCCGCTCAATTACTTCTTGTCTCCAATCCTGCGCTAGTAACACATTATCTCACCTTTCTGTTATGACACACTCTTCCGGAAAAATTGCTATTTTTTTACCCTGCGAAATAATTCGATATGCTCGATTTGTTTGAGGATTATACTTTGCTTTAACAATTTCCACAACACTATACTCTTTTCCTACTTTTGGTCTGACTGCTTTATCTATATCTTTCAGATCCTTTTTAATTTTTATCTTCATCATTTCCTCCTGTCCTATAAATAAGTTACATAACAACTAAAATTGTCACTTTAAAAACCAGTTGAACAATTATCTATTTTTTCCATTGATAATCAATTAATTTTTATTTTTGATCAATACTCTGTGGAAAAATATGTGCATAATTTTCAATTTCTGATTTCATCAATTGCATCTTTTTAATAAACTTCGTTTGAATAATTCGTAAGACACCTGATGCTTTTTACTCTTATCATCATAAAAGGACACATATCTAACGCCATCTTTGCTTTCAATTACATTTTCTATGACTATCTTTTTATTGTTAGCGAGTCCTTCAAATACTGCTCCGGCACGAATATCTTTATCGTTAATCATCAACTCATTTTCCTTTCTAAAAAAGCCTAATGCCGCTTTTCCATTCTTTTTCATATTCTATAAGGGACTTTCTCTTCATATTCATATCACACCTTCTTTCCAGTTCACACAAGGCCAACCAATATGGTTTAAAATAATCATAAATATTTCTAAGCTCTCCAAGGTTCTTGTTCCTACAGCACCAACATGAAACACGATTCAAATAATCATAAAGCTCATACTCACCTTCTTGCCAATAAAATCCATGATCATGACAATACTGTAAACAGTCTCTTTCTGTCATATTCCAATCAACCAAAGGAAGCTCCTTGCCTTTGCTTTTTTTTATTCGTTCATACTCATCAGCAGCAATTCCGATATATTCTATATAATCATCATATTCTTGATTTAAATATTTTTTAATGACATATGTTTTTTGAGATGTATACCATCTACAATTACCTCCGCACCATTTATATCCACATGACCTGGTTCCATCCCTATGTTTAATTTCATGTTCTAACATCAAATACAAAAAAGGTTTATCGGCTTTAAGTCTTGTGAATTTGATTTTCCTGTGATCTAGTATTTTTTTTACACGGATCATCATTGCGTATATACACCCAAACTCCATTCCAGTATCAAAAAAAACAACTTCATCAACCGGTCTTCCACATTCTAAAAGTTTTATCAACATAGCCAAACTGTCTTTACCAAAACTTATACTTGCAATATATTTCATAACCACCCAAGCTACCCGCTCAATAACCTCATTTCATGAGGATAGGCTACATTCCCTCCATTCTATATCCATCTTTCGTTGGTTTCGGCATCCATGCAATTACTTGCGTTTCTAATTCAGAATTACTATCTAAATAAACCATTTCTCCATCAATCATAAAAGTATCTATGCATACATAACCATCAGAATAAAGAACCAGTATTTCTTCTTCATTTTCTGGAAATTTACAATTTATTACCCTATCAAAGCCCAACATCTCTTTTTCTTCATCATCCGCTTCTCTTGAGGTGAAGTAAATCCATTCTCCTACTTTTGGCTGCTCTTTTACCAAACTCATTGCCTTTTCAAAACATTCAGTGTATAAAGCGAATCGATCATCAAGCACTGAATACGGACATTTCATAGATAGCTCAGCAAGCTCTTTCTTTAATTTCTTTTCGTCAATCATTTTTAGATATTTCCTTTTCTATAATAAGTACTTGTATAGAGTTTATCCAACGATTTTTTACTTTACATAAAAACCTAACTTTTGGGTTGCAAACATCGCATGACCCATGCAATTCACAATATGTTCTGTATGTTCCATATCTATTTCCCATTGGTTGATAATCTTTCATCATTTGTTTTGTTATCTTTTTCATTTTTTCACAAAATCCTTAATTTTAGATATTGCTTTATCTTCTAATTGAGAAGCAAAATTCAATGCATTGAAATATTTTTTTGTGTCATAATTATGACTGTTTGCATAATCAGCAGCTTGTCTTAATTTAGCTTTTGCTTCTTGGCAAGAATCTCTTACTTCAATCCATCTTTGAAGTTCATTAAATTCATCACTTGTTAATTTCATTATCCTTTGCTCCTTAAAATAGTAAATATCTCACAATATAACATGCCTTTTAATCCTAATATCATTGCTCCACCGATATGTACAAATCTTCTACGTCTTCAATTTTGCAAACTCTACGATCACAATCAGCACAATATATAAATTTGCTTTTTGGTTTATGCATTGCATTATCATACATTCCAGTATTATCTGGCACTTCATTATCCGTTCTGATATAGGTGTAACATACTCCTTTATATTGTTCTTTTACATAGAATTCCTCATTATTTCCACAATTTTTGCAGATAATATCTTTCTTTTTCATTCTTCCACCTGCTTTCTGTAGAAACAATTCAATTCAAATTCTATATATTCATGATCTGTCTCTATAATTGGAATATCAGATGTGCAAACATCTTTGTTTAATACCTTAACCCATTCTTTTTTCTTGTTATGCCAATACCATTTACCTTCTTCGATTTCTGCATAATACAAAGGCGAATTGTCGAAGTGGTTCTCAATCAGTTGCATGATCGTGTCTTGGGCCTTTTCCAACTTACTATACATTTCCTTGTTAACCACCAGGCAATACTCTTCGATAACGTCGGAGATCTCTCCTAGAGCTGCTTCATATTTCTCTCTCATGATCAATCCTCTCCTTCAATCCAGATTCATGACATTCCCGACAAACTGCATAACCAAATAACCCATCATCGTCATAGATCCGCTGCGAGGTAAAACTTTTAGCGTACTTTATCGGTTTTCCGCATTCAGCGCAATTTACCACTTTCTCCATGTCTTTTTCGTACAAGCTGACGTTCCAATCTGAAGGAACTGTGTACTCTTCAAACTGATGAGTTTCAAAGTTCCATTTTTTCATTGATTTCCTTAAATCGTTAAATATTTCGTCTACTTTTTCTTGTTTCATTCTTCTGCCTCAGCATTCGTAATAAATACGCAAATACTTCCCATTATCTAATGGAATATAGTAATATCCATAAAAGTCATCTCCGCAATATCCTACGCTTTGATCGCAGTATTCACCATTGTCTTGATATTCACCACATGGCTCATCGACTATTTCCATGCTCTCAAAAAAGAACCCTTCGACATCTATGTTTTCTTTCATCCACTCTGTAATCTCTGCATCAAGCTCTAGCTTTTTCTCAATCTTTTCTCTAATTTCTTTTTGAATCATTTTCTCACCTGCTCACTACTTCTACTACATGAATAAAGTCTTCTTCGCATTCAAAATTCCAAGCAATTTCCCAAAAAGATATAAAATTATCATTTAAGCAAGCATATAAAGAATTATAATTTCCCACTTGTTCTTTTATATGCTTTTCAATATCATCCCAATCTATCATTTCTTCGAAGATAATCCCATAGCAACCAAACTCTTTTACAACCTTTCCTTTTTTACCGAAGAAAAATACTTCATCGCCTTCATAAATCCATGTGGTATTTACATCAATTAGACCTGTATTTATTTTTTCTTTATTCATCTTCACTGCTCCAATCAATTCTTTGATTGCATTTACTGCAATGATTATCTACCGTTGAGCCCAAAACATTTCCGCAATATGGACATGCTGGAATATAAATTGTTTTTCCGCAGTTTGTTGGCTTTTTAGGTGTAGTTTTATCAATCAGTTCCTGCAAAACTGCTGTGCATTGATTTACCATTTCTTTTTGCTTATGATCTGTTACTACTATGCTTTTTCTTAAATAAATTAATGCATCTTTGTATTTATTCATCCTTATATCTCCTATTCCATGCTTGTATAGCTTCTTCTTTAGAGTTATAAATATAAATCCCCAAAGATTCACCTTCGTATTTCGCAATAGGGCAATCGTAATCTTCATCAATGTTATGCATAATTACATACCCTAAACCGCTCCAAGGATTTTTTTCATATTCTTCATCATGAAAGTTTCCTTCTTCATCCGTAACTTGCAATTCCGCTTTTCCTCCACAAAATGGGCATGGCTTTAATTTTTCATTCATTATCTTCACCTTCAATCACATCTAATGTCCGCTCAATCTTCTCTTGCACTACCTGTTCGATTTGTTCATCTGTGATACCGTAAATCAACTGCATCTGTTGAAGCATGATATATACATCTGCCAGCTCCTCAGCGATATGCGGTATATCACCTTTGCCGTCTTTTTCCTTGCACACCTCTTTCTGCAGCTCTGCCATTTCTTCAAACAATTTATCTTTTTGGTGATCAGTTCCGTAATGATTTACGATTTCCTGAAGCTGCTCTTTTTGTGAAATTATAAAATTCATCTCTTATCCTTCTTTCTATCCGTACCAT